TTTTCAAACTTCATGTGCAGATCTGGATTTCTTACGAAGAACTAGAAGTATCAATGGGCCTTTTATATTTTTAAAAGCTGAAGATACTCTTTATCCACAATATGAAGCTTTAGATATTAAAGTACGTAAATGGATGAATGAAGAAGATTTTAAAAATTGGCAAAAGAAAGCAGCAAAAGAAAAATTAGAAGATACAGATGGTAAAGCTCATCCAGATGTTTTAGCTCATTGGAAGAGGTTAGCTAGATTATAAAAATATGCAAAGACCAAGTGAAATTGATAGAATACTTGAGAAGATAGAGATGCTCATTGAAAAGAAAGGAACTGATTTAAACAATCCATTTAGAACAGTTACATTGGCAGAATTTAAAACTTTAATCAAACATCTTGAGCGAATGGAGAAAGCATTTTGAAAAAATCAGTCAAATTTAAAGTAGGCCAGATCATTCAGAATACCATAACCAAAAGTATTTACGTAATAATTCCAGATAGCGGTTCGTGTGAGCAAAGTACGCAAAAACGTCTCTCTGAGGTAAAACCTGAACTATATAAAGTCTGGAAGATAAAGAAAGCTAAAAAAGATGTTTAGTCTACGTGAGCACTTGCGAAGCAAGGGAGGTTTCAATGAGTATTATTGCTATAATTGTGGTTTCACTTATTTTCTTGGCTGTGATTTTACTCGCTATGTCTGTTCTGTTTGCAACAGTAAAAAATTGGTTTTTGCACCGGCGGGTTTTCTACAAATTCTTGAAAAAGAAGAGTCTTTTACCAAAGAAGAAACCCATAGTCTAGAAAGGATAGCGAAGCTAGACTTGCCAACTGAAATTACTGTAGATGAAATTTTAAATATACTTAATCCAAGGGCCTCATAACAAGGCAAAACAAGACAAAACAAACAACTAACAAACATAACAAACCAAACAGGACAAAACAAAGAAACAAAATGCCAATTAGAATCACAATTCCAAAGTCAGTTCTTGCAGCAGGAAACCCACTTCCTACAGGATGGCAGCAATTCACGATTGGAAAGCCATACACGAAAGCCTCCAAGGATGGAATGAGTATGAACTACTGGGTTCCCCTGGTTTTCGATAACGATGCTAGCGGACGCGAAATTGAACATCTTTTCAACTCAAAAGGAATTGAGAAGGGATTTATGAATCCTTTTATCGCGGCAATAACAAACAAGACACTTCAAGAAATCAGTGAAGGGCTTGAAACAGGAACGCTTGAATTTGACCTTGAAGCTCTTGAAGGTACAAAGATTCTTGGCAAAGTGTACCACACGGAATTTGAAGGACGAATTCAGAGCAAGATTGAAAACTTTGCGAATCCAGCAAAGGTTCCTTTCTAACGAAGCAACTTAAAAAGAGGTAGAGAGTGTAAGCTCACTTTAAATCGGGGACACAATGCTTCGGCAACACACCCTAGCCTCTCTAAAAAACTTATGAATGCAAATGATGTTATAGATGAGATTATAGAACAACTAGACGAACAAAAAGAAGAAGAAGAAGAAGAAGAAGAAGAAGAAGAAGAAAAGTGCCCTTCTGAGGACACACATCGTTTTCTTGATACTCTTCCTCTTTTATCATTCTGTAACTGCCAAAAGTGGCAGATCATTGAAATCGTAGCTAGAATACCACTTCTCATTATAAAATGTATTGATATCAATGGTAATCTATGCATTATGGATAAAGTATAAATGAGTTTATTAGAAAAAGAATACGTTTCAAGTCATGGTTATGAAGGAGCTTCCATCTTTTTTCTTGGTGGTTTTCCTTTAACTGAAGATATAAAACAAGGACTGGCCCTTTCGGGCCACTTGGAAAAGACATTAGATAAGTTTTTGCGCCAACAAGGCACATCAATAAAAGAATGCTACCGCAGCCTTTTCATAAAAGAAAGACTTTCTTTTTCTGGAACTACAAACTGGAAACTAAAACGGGCCTTAGAAGAGTTAGGTGAAGCCAATATAATAAAGTATGAGCAAATTCTATATGACGAAATTAGAGAAGTCAATCCTGTTGTTGTGGTTCCTCTTGACGACTTGGCTCTTGGTGCTGTCTTCCCACATATTAAATCTATCAAACTTCCAAAGGGCCGTAAGCATTGGACTTATTGTTATCGTGGTTCGATTTTACCATTACGTGAGGACTGGCAGTTAAAGCTACCAAACAAAATAAAAGTTATTCCTACGATCAGTCCTCAGATGCTCTTCCAAGATAATCTTGCTAACTTCTACGTTCCGTTAGACTACAACAAAATAGCTCGTGAAATGCACACAAGAGAATTTCCTGAGACTGAAGGTTTATGTTGGGTAGCCGCTGGTGCGGCTGATTTCGCAAAGTTTTTAAATAGACAATATGCAAAGCGACCCGTAAGGGTCACTCATGATATTGAAACACATCATGGTTTCTTGATTTGTGTTTCGTTTTGTTTTGATGGTTATGAATCTTGTTGTGTTCCAATTATGGACATGCCAAAACATGAATTGGCTGCTATATTTGGAATGCTGGACCGCGTGCATAGTGATCCTAATATAGAGAAAAATAATCAAAATATTAAATATGACTGGAGTATAGAAGAACGTTATGGATTTAGGCTTGAAAAAGTCACTTCAGACACGATGCTCAAAGGTAGTTTACTCTATCCGGAACTCCTTAAGGGTTTGGATTTCTACACTAGCATTTTCACTAATATCCCGTACTATAAGGATGAAGGAAAGGAGTTTGATCCAAAAATTCATGATAAGAACCGCCTTTATCTTTATTGTGCGAAAGACTCTCTTGCGGCTCATCAAATATCTATAGAACAAGATAAAGAATTAGAGGCCGAAGGACTGACTGATCTATATAATAATGAAATAGCTCCATTGATTTTGATTTATAAAAATATAGATAAAGTAGGTTTGCTCGTCGATGACTCCCAAAAGCAAAAGTTGTTATCAAAATATGAATTCACGTATAAAACTAACCTTGCTTATCTTAGGGATTTGGTTGGCAACCCAGACTTGAATCCTTCTTCCAACCCACAAGTTGGTAAGTTAGTTTATGAAGATCTTAAATATCCTAAGAGAATAAAAACTAATCCTGAAACTGGAAAAGAAACATACAAAACCGATAAAGATACTCTAGACGAGTTTCTTATCACTCTTGGTGATAATTCTAAGGCAGGTAAAGACGGTTATAAGATCCTGTCAAGGATCATAATGTGCCGTAAAATCCGTAAGATAATAGAATTTGTTGATTCTCCGCTTACCCCAGATGGTAGACTAATAGGATCATATAATATAAGTGGCACAGAAACTGGCAGAACATCCTGTTCTAAAAGTATAGACGAAGTACTTGTACCAGAAAATATAGGTAAAAAAGGCAATAAAACACGTAAAATAGGCAGATCGTTGCAGACGATCACTAAACATGGCTTTGCCGTAGATGAGGACGTATTCGATGAAATCAATGATACTGAAATTGCGAATGATTTACGTAATATGTTTGTTGCTCCTAAAGACTATTTCTTCGTTGAAGGCGACGGAGCAGGAGCAGAAGCTAGGGTTGTTTTTGTTTTAGCAGACGACTATGATGCGTTAGCTACTATGGATCAGAAACCAAAAATTCATGCTAAAACAGCCGGCCTTGTATTTGGAATTGACCCAAAACTTATCACATCAGATAAAGATGGACTCCGACACCCAAAAATAGGTACACTTTATTATGACTTGGGAAAACGAATTCGTCACGCCGGTCACTATGACATGGAAGAATTTCGTTTGGCTCAAATGACCCATTTATATATTTCTATATGTAAGGAAATATTAGATAAATTCCATAATGGAAATCCAAAAATACGTGGGGTTTTCCATAATGAGATCATTGATGTAATAAATAATACTAGAAGGTTAGTTACACCTTTTGGCCGCAGGCGAGATTTCTTTGCTAAACTAGATAAAAAATTATATAAAGAGGCTTACGCCTACTTACCACAAAGTATAGTTGGAGACCAAACCAAGTTTACAATGCGTAGAATAATCGAAGCCCTGCCGGGCTACATGAGTAAATATAAATTTGTAGTTGAAAACCATGATAGTCTGACTTCGTATGTCCATCGGGACTTAAAGGACCAATATATAGAGACCTTTCAAGAAAAATATGAACGCACAATAGATTTTAACCAATGCAGTTTGAGTAGAGATTTTCATTTAAAAATTCCAGTTGAAATCGCTATTTCAGACTCCAATTGGGGCGACTTAAAAAGAGTCGTATAATTTCCATGATGGATAAAAAGATAAAACAAGAAGACCCCCATAGCAATGAATTTTGTAAATATGTTAATGGAGCTAACGAAAGAATATGAATCACCTTCTAGTTTTTGGAAATGGTCTGCTTATGCTGCTATTGCGGCTACGGTAAGAAACAATGTTTACTTTCAGCATGGACTGGGTAGAATGTATCCAAATATATATACTCTACTTCTTGCGGATAGTGCTGAAAGTCGTAAAGATGCCCCAATGAGATTAGCATCCGAGTTATTACGTGGTGTTGGTAATACAAAAGTAATTGAAGGACGTAGTACCCACCAAGGTATTGCCGATGCTTTATCTTATGATGTAGCCAACAAAGCCACGGGAGTGGCTATTAAAGGCGGCTGTGCTATTGTAATGGGGCCAGAATTCTCTGCGGCTTTCGTTACTGATCCTTCACTTATATCAGTACTTACTGATTGGTATGACTATCGAGATATAGATTACATCAATCTTAAGATGGGTAAAACAGTCATCAAAGATCGTTGTATCAATGTATTTGCTGCTTCCAATGAAACCCTTTTAAAAAGTGTTTATACAGAAAGTGCAGTATATGGAGGTTTGATAAGACGAACTTTCTTCATCAAGCCTGATGAAATCAGACCTCCAAATAGTTTATTTGAAATGCAACCTTATGATAAAAAGCCTTTAGTAGAAGCATTAAAGAGTATATCTCAAATGAAAGGCCAAGTAATCATAGAGAAAGAAGCAATCAAGATCTACAATGATTGGTATTATAATCTATATAGAAGCTATAAAGTTTCTGGAGATAAAACTGGAGTCTTGCAGAGTTTACACACTAGCGCATTAAAACTTGCCATTATAAAAGCCGTAGACTTACTTCAACTAATTATAACTAAAGAAGTCATAGAAGAATCCATAAATGAAGTTGATGCTTTAAAAGCAAACTATAGGAGTTACAGTATGGGCGTAGGAAGAAGTGATCTTGGAGAGATAACTAAAATAATTTTGATGCTTTTGTTTCAAGCACCAAACTTTAAACTAACACGCAGAGCTATATTACAAACTTTATGGTCAGACGTGAGTGCTGAAGATTTAGATAAAGTATTCGCAACTTTACAACAAGGTGGTCTAGTAGAAGTTTCAACAGGAAGTAATGGATCAGAACCTAAATATATTTTAACTAGCGTAGCTTTAAATCAACTTAAAGGATAAGCTAAGGTTTATTTAAATAAAAGTCTTCTATTGGTCTAATTTGTCCATCTGTACCAATCATCCCTTTGATTTGTTTTCCATCATTAGTTTGAAGCATGATAGGCTGTCTAGCCATTGAGTTAATAAGTATTCTACTAGCAGCCTGTATTGACATGCCAAGAGGAGCACCCTTAACCATATTTAAGATAATCGGCGCCGCTGTTCTATTTGCAAGTACTCTTGATATTGCAGCTACACTTAAGTATCCACCCAATACAGCAGCAGGACTAGCAATACCAGCTATCTTTCCAGCTAACAATGCTCCACCTATACCAAAAGCCCTCGTTGCCATATTTAAGTTAAAATAATATCCTATCCCACGTCCAATGTCTGTTGATTGTGAAACTGCTTTTAGAAATTCAGAAAAGTTGTTTGCTTGTTGTTTTGAAAATAATTGATTCCTACTATTCTCTTGCCCTTTTAAGAAAGCTCCAAAATCATTTAACATTCCTTCACCACTAAGAGAAACTTTAGCCAAGTTAGATGGGTCTTCAAATTTAGCATTTTTGTAAAAGATTTGATCCATGACCCAACCTTGAAGATCACGTCTAGCATTATTTGAAGTTATAAGTTGTCCTTTAACAGCAACATTCCCACTCCGAAGAAAACTACCTAGTCTGTTTTCATCTTTTAAAAGCGCATTTATAATCTCAGGAGGAGCATTTAATGGAGTCATCCCTGCCATAGAAGATTTTAAATCTGCCACAGCTTGCTGACTAGATTTTTCTATACTTGCTTGTTTCGTGCCGCGTGCAAAAACATCTTCTGCTGCACTAACAATTTTTCCACCTAAACTTTTATTTCCTAATAACTGTCCTGTAGTTCCACCTAACTTTAATGCTTCTTCAGAAACTCCAGTAGATGCTGCGAGTTCAGCAGGAGAAGCACCAATAGCTTTAAATCCTTTTATCCCGGCGCCGATTACCTTGCCACCTAACTCATTAAGAAGTGTTCCTTCTATTATAGGACCAACTGGAGATTGATATTGATAACCTGTTATACTTTTACTTGGTCCTTGATTTAAATAGTGCCTAATAATTTCATTTGTAACTGGCATTGCAACTGAACCAGCAAGAGCACCTACAGCTGGATTTCCTGTTAATGCAGTAGCTCCAATCGTAGCCCCAGCTCCAACTCCCATTTCAATCATTGATTGAGCTTCAGCTACAGCTTCCTCTTTAGATTTAAATGTAGTTGGAAGTGTAGGACCAGCGGCTGCAAAATACCTAGATATATTAGGACTATTTTGTGGTGAAGCATTAAAAGGTTTAGTTAAAAATCCCATAGCTTTTTGCAAGAAACCAGGATCAGCAGCCTGCGGCTGTATTTGAGGTGGAGTAGATTGTTCTTGTCCTAAAGTTGGATTACTTTGAAAGACAGACCTATAACCACCTTGATCCTGCATCTGTGGTTGAACCTGTGGTTGAATAGATGAAGATGGCTGAACCGCGGGCTGTAATTGAGTTTCTTGTTGTGGTTGAACTTGTTGTTGTGCTAAAACTTGATCTTTTACAGCAGATTCAATTTCTTCTCTAGTTCCATCACTAGGAATAGAAGCCCAAATACGTTTTCCATCAGGAAGTTCTACTATAATTTTCTTTTGTTGTCTTGGAGGAGGCATTATTCACCTGCCATCTTATAACCAGACTGTTTTAAAGCTTTTATTACTACATCACGCGAAGGTTTACTTCCTTTATTTTGATCTTGAATAAACTTAATCAAGTCATCTGTAATTATACCATTAGTTACAGGCCCACCTTCAAAAACAGTTGGAGTTTTAGCTGTCTTCGATGGAACAGATGCCGAAGGCTTAGGAGTATTTGCTACACTTCCTCCAATAATATTTCCTCCTGCATCTACTTTAACTACTCCACCAGCACCAAGATGTTTTCCTTTTCCATAAGTACTTACAGTATCATATTCAGCTTGATGTAAATCAGGAATTGCATTTTGAAGTATACTCATAGCCCGCGTTGCGGTCTCATTGCGTTCTCCAGATAAAGTGAAGCCTTTTAAAAATCTAGATTCATTCTCAGTCAACGCCGAACCTAAATTATTTACTTCTTTCATCTGAAGAAATATTTTAGCTAGTTCTGGTCTTACACTTTCAACAAAGTCATCAGGAACAATTTTATTCCAGACGTCTTTTATAGTACCTGTAAAACCACCTTGAAAATATTGTTCATATGCAGCTTTAATAGCAGCTTTAGTTCCTTCCGGGGTATTAGGGAATTGACTAGGAAATTCTTTAGCTAACTCTGCTGCCCTTTGGGCAAATGCATTTTGAACTCTTCTTAATCCGCTTTCAATAGAATCATAAGCCTGGAGTTTCTTTTTTCCCACATCTTCCATTCCAGTAAGTCCTAAATCATTCCAAGTACTCCCTTCGGGAAGGCCAAGATTCTTTATTAGTTCAGGAGCTATAGGTTGATGTGTCCAAAGTTCTGGAGACTCAAAACCTTTAATATAAGCTTCCCATTGACCTTGTAAGTCTACTATCCCTCTTCTATGTTCATAGTCTTTTTCTGCTGCTGTAGCTGCAATGGCTGCTTCATAATCTTTCATTTGCTTTTCTGCTGGAAGCAAGCCTTCGGCAGTTTTAATTTTAGTTTGAGTTTCTAAGTTACTAGCGAAGTTTGCTCTATCTTTAAAATCACTCAATTCTTGTGCAAGTACAGGAGTTTTTGCTATAGTTGTAGTTCTTCCTAGTTGAGCCGCTGAGGCTTCTGGACTAAGAGCATCAAAAGAAACATCACCAAGACCTAAAGCTGGATTACCAATAAATGTTCTTTGTCCAGTATCCAAATAACCTGGAGGCATATTCTGAGGTGTCATTCCAGTTTGGGTAAATCCTGGTACATTTCCTGTAGATTCAGCTAACTTTTTAAGTTCAGGTAAAGTTTTTACAATATCTAGTTGATGTGCAGCACGCAGTAAGTCCAAATGGGCTTTCGTTTCTGCATCATGTTGTTTTAATGTAGCTTCAAACTGCTTTTGTTGTTGGTCTATTTGCTGCTGGCGTTGTTGATTTTCAGTAACAAGCTGTTGTTGTTGCTGTGCATTTTTCACTCTTTCAAGAGCTTCTGCGCGCCCCTGAGCATAAGCCCCAATGATACTATTTGGTATTGAAAGATCAACTGCCATATTTTCTCCTAACCAAATGGATTTACACCAATACCAGGCATATTAAAGCCCGTTGTTTGTGGTCTATTTTGCATAATAGTCGATGCCCAAGTCGTAGCTGGAACTTGTGGTTGATTATTAAATGCTCCTTGGCCATATAGATAAGCCAAGGCGGAGCCTGCTCCACCAACGGCGCCACCAGCTACATTTCCAGCACCCTTTGAAATAGTTGTGCGCCCATAAGGACTACTATTAAAGAAAGCTCCAGCACCCTGCGCGACTTGACCCATTAATTGCTGACGTAAAAGTGGTATTGAATTTTGTAAATGAGTTATATCTGCAAATCTATCATTGTTTACATTTTGGACTGCAAGTTCCGCTGCTGGACCTTGAATTCCGCGCGCGGCAAGTTGTTCACGAAGTTGTTGCTGTTGTAACTGACGATTTTTATTTATATCTTGTATCGCATTGGCTTGATAACCAGATAAGTCTAAATTACCTGGGGCAAGCATTTGCATATAGTTTTTTATTATTGCATTCCGCAATCCAAGTTGGGTTAGATCAAAGTTAGGTGTTTCAGTAGAAGTCGTGGTTGTTGCTCTATTTCCTAGTGCCCCACCAAGTCCTGCTAACCCGCCAATTAAAGCTGGAATTACGCTACTCATAAATTATCTACTTTCTTTTCTAGTTCAAGTACACGTTCTTCTAATTCAAGAAATTGCGCTTGTGTTACATAATCTTTATCATCCTGGCTATCGCCAGCATTAATGATTCTACGCCCATTCAAATCCACATTCTTTGTTAGTAACCTTCGCAGAAGGTCTTCTTCAAGTTTAGTTAAAGCCATATTTATGTTTCTGGGACTATCCCCTCTCCCCATTCTTCATGACTCATTGTTCCTGTATGCCCATTTCCAGAAAAGTCAGCTACAGAAGTTCCAGTAGCTTCGCTAAAATGAAAACCCAAAGTAAGCCCCGTGTTCCACGGTGCTAATGCAATATTCCCTTTGGTAGGAGTAACTAGCGCAGCTATCTCTGTCGTAGACAAAGCCCGATTAAAAACAAGAGCTTCATCTATTGAACCCTTAAAGTTATTTCCATTTTGACCTTGATTTGTTCTTGATAATGGAAAGCCGTTCAGACTTACATACCCTCCAATAGAGTTCCCCATGTCTACGCCATTTAAATATGCTTTTATGGAAGCCCCATTATCTACAATAGCAAGTAAATTCCAATTATGGTCTATATTAGCAACAGACCTAAATATAATTCCGTGTCCACTCATGGTAATAGCTACTTTACCAGAAGCAGAACCATCTCCATAGTACATTTCATTTGAGCCGTCGTTGCCCCAAATTGGATTATAGTTATTTAAAGCATTTGTAGCAGCAAGTTTATACCAGCCCACTAACGTTGTCTGCGCTCCAAGTATGATTTGAGTAAATGTTGTCTTTGAATCATCATTAGATGGTGCATATCCAACTTTACTAGTGCAGCTCTTTATCCAAGGACCAACTGAAGTGAAACTTGAAGGTAAAGAAGATTCTTTCAGTAAGTTGAACATGATCCCACTATTGGGAAGTCCATCATAGAATGTTGCCGTATAAATATCAGTTCCCACCGCGTAAGCATCAAAACCTTGGTTTGTTCCGGCACTTTGAACTCCAACTTGATAACCCTTTAAAGTTAAATCATCAGGAGTCCAAGCATTTATAACAACTCCTCCGGAACTACGACGATATTTAAGTTGAGGATTTCCATATCCTATACTTCGTGTAACGTAGGCAAGTCTAAATTTGTTAGAAACAAATCTTATTCCAGCTTGATCTGTACTCATGGCACCATTATTGCCGCCGCTTGGAATATCCGTATTAGTAAGTGCATAAGCATCTGCTGATGCAGTTATATCAGTAGAACCATCATCAATAAATAAATAAACATCTTGAAAATCATTATTCCCTATCGGGACTACAACATACCTAATACCATTTATAGTAGCAAATGTATAATCACCCATATACCAAGGTACATTAGCTACGCCGCCTGTTTTATAAATATGTATACTCGTCAGGGTACCATCAGACTGAATATTTTGTAAACTTCGTTCCGTTCCTGAATTTACAGAAGCACTTGGGCTGGCCGCAAAGGTATTTATCATCCGACCATTATCTAATGGAATAAAACGTTCTAAAATATCATTTTGTGTTTGACCACCAAATCCTGTTCCAGTTATTCCCCAATGGCCGCAATTTATTTCAGCGGACCAAGTGATTCCACCATCAGAACTAGTTACATAGGCAAATCGTTCATATGTTCCGCCTTCTTTGTCTTTTTGGTATCCTAAAACCAAAGTTCCAGTTGAAAGCTGGGTTATACTTACAATATGTGATCCATTTGTAGTTGCAATTATAAGTTTGTTTAAAGTTGACCATACTTTTGTAGATGTATTAAATTTATGAAATGCTACGCGTCCCGTGTTCTTTTCTTGGGTAGCACAGATCAGATTAGCGCCAGCGTCAAGCTGGGCGTCAAATGAATCAATTTCATTAGTTAGTGTCGGAAACGACGTATCATCTTGCGGTGCCCAGGCTTCACCGAAATTACTAGTATAGTTGATAACAAGTTTATGATTATTACTAGGATCAACATGACAACCAAACCAGGTTTTAACTCCAACACTATATCTAAATGGACCTACCCTACAATTTTGACGCCATAAACCATATAAGATTCCACATCCTTCCTGGGCTATAACTGGTGGTTCAGGATAAAATGGACAAACCGCGGGCTTATTATTGGAACCACTATAAACTTTAATCGGAACAATGAAAGTGGTCACTCTTGTATTTTCTTTTCCCAGTCACTAGTAAGTGGTATCCATTCCATCTCCGTGTCACGGCCAGATTTAGTAGCTTGTAATAAAGTATAAAATCTATGAAAGTTAAAAGACGTAGGGCCATATTCAATTCGCAAAACGGCGCCGGCAACCGTTTTTGGTACGCCCGTGAATACGGTTACTTCTTTACTGTCTTCAACAGTGATAGTTCCTGTATACTGACTTTCATCTTGGAAGTAAATAGTGAATGGAATTGATGTTCCACCAAATGCTATAATTCTCGTAGAGAAAGCTTTAACTTTACCATATCTAAATAGTTCCTCTGAACCTACTTGGTCAAACCGTTTTGCAATGGGGAGTATCTGAACTCCAGTAGGATTCTCGATATCAAATAACTCAAACGGTCCGCATCCTGAAAGGGTCATCGCATAATCAATTCCAAATACATCAGTAATGAACTGATACAAAAAAGTCTTAGGATAGCTGGAATTTATAGTCAATGACGTCTGATCCACTCCGTCTACCGACGGAACAACTAAAACGTCGTATCCTAACGTATCTATTAAGATCGGCCAAACACGGATACGTTTCTTGTTAGGTCCAAGTCCCTGTATTAAGTTTCTATAAAAAGTTAGTTGTTCTGGCCGTAGGCCAAACAGAATATTTATATCAGTAAGTTTAAAATCAGTAAGCTGACCAACTAACTGAACCTGCCAAGATTTTACGATACCAATAGTATATGAAATATCAATTAAGTTATCTTGAAGAACAGAACAGTTTATAGTATCAACAATAATCGGAACAGTGTCATTTTCTGTATAAATAAGGACAAAGAGATCATCACCACCAGTATTGCAAGTAACTTTTAAAGTATAAGAGTCTTTACGCCTATGAGGCGTATCGAAGTTAAATACAGGAGTTAAAATGTTAACAAGTTGCTTAACATCATTAACTGATAAGTTAACATCAAAGATAAGAGAATCTGCTGTATAAGGCATTATGTTATATTTAATAACTTAGTAAATGGATCATCCATATACATGCTACTTTTGTTTTCATTAAAGAAACCATAAAGAGCTTCATCATCAGCTATCGCTAATAGAAATGGACTAAATGGAACTGGTCTCCAATATTTTCTACCAAAGTCAAATACTTCCATTCTATAAGTCCAAGTAGAGATTGCCCCAGGAGGAGTCACGTAATCTGTTATCGTAGGAACTACGACCCATAATTTGTTTTTTGCGACGACGCACGAGTAGCTTATATCTGGAGTATCTAAATAAGATGGTACGCCACCATATCCATATCTAGTCTGTCCAGTATATAAAACATCTGTATTAGGAGAAACCAAACTTTGATACTGACCTGTCGGAGATAAAATAATCCATTCTTGAGAAGCAAAGTAAATTACACTCCCGTTATATACAGTCGCAAACCTTGAAATCGGGGGCTTATTAACCCCCAAGTTACGCAAGTAAACATCTAATGCCCCATCAGGGAACGAAGTGAACGTTCCTGTAATAATGTAAACGTCTTTTAGCGTTCCTATCATTATTATATTTTCAGAAACCTTTCTTGCCCATTGAAACGTCTCTGTGTCATCAGAAGCAAGTTTCATCGTGTTTCTAGGATCATAAGCATCTGGATTATTTATAGCACTAAAATAGATTTGTGTAGATGAAAAATAAACCATCCGACCAAATATTGGACCAACCATATCAATAATATCTTCAGGTAAATCTGTAGAGTTTGAACTAAGTAAATTTGTATTAAGTACCTCACCTAACGCAAGTGCATCAACATCAGACATATTATCAATACGATCACCAAGATCATCCATTAAAATCCTAAGTACACGATAAAAGAATTGTAAGGTTCCTCCACGTCTATATATCCAAACTTCATTTGCCTGCGGCTCTGTTATGGTAGGATCAATAGGTATAACTTCTACATACCCATTAGCTAGATCAACGTCATCCGTAATCGGACTAGGCTTGGACATAGCCGTATAGCTGCCGTTATTAAATACATTGACTTGAACCCATTCATAAGTTCCATTTAAAGGACCAAGAACGTCCTGATCTGTAGGAGTAACATTAGGATAAAGAATAAAATCTTTAAAGGCAAAGTTCGCCGCCGCGCCAAAACTATCACTAGCACAAAAAATCACACATCCTGTAACTTGTTGCCATCCATAAGGACGATCTTTATCTACATTAGAACGTACAAAATCGCTACGCTTACATGATATAGTTGTCCATTGATTATCTACTAGTCCTTGTGCTAACAAGTCTCCTTGAGAAAATTGAACTACATAAGATGGTCCAAGATCATCAAGAGCAGTTTGTGCAGGTTTTAAAAGAAATATAAGTGAAATTACTCCTGTAGTAGCACCAGTGATAGGAACATTACTTAGTTTAGAAACATCATCAACTTTAAGTTTAAAAGTAAAAGTATCATCTTCTGTTCCATGCAAATCTATTGAAGTATATCCTTGTTTTGTACCATTTACCGCCGCCGCCGATCTATAATTTTGGCCTATATTTGTAGTAGAAATATCAAGTTCAGTTGCAGTTCCAGCTACAGTTCCATACATTTGAGCAAAGCTGGCAAAAGTACCGGCTATTCCGCCTGTACCAGCTGGATTTCCAAGTATAGGAGTAACTGAAAATGGATTAATGATTGGAGCTATATCCGGCGGAGTTAAACCAAGATCAAGAATTCCATCATCACAAGAATCTTTCAGTCGTTGTGCGCCCGAGAAGATAAGAACATATGGTCCATAAACTCCGAAGGCTATTCTATCAGTTGATCCCGCACCAGCGGCTACTAGATTTGTTGAGTTACGCCATACTGATCCATCTTCAAGACCCAGATAAGCGCGCCGTTCACCACACATCAATTTATAAAATAAAGAATGCGCGTTAGCAGCATATGGGCCTTGATCTTTCTTAGTTCCTTGTTGGAGTATCAAAGATCCGTTATCATCTAAAGTAACTCCATCCATTTTAAGCAAGCCGGTCCTACGACCGTTAATTGCGTCGTCAGACGGAATCCATCCTGCACTAAAATCTTTAAATATAATCTGGTGTTGGTTGTCTGCCGCCATTAACTTTCTTTATCCCAAATAGCTTTAAGGCTAGTTTCTAAGTCACTAACTTGCTTTATTAGATTATCTACTTTTACACTTAATTCACGTTGTTCTATTTGCATTTCAGTAAATTCAGTTTCTAGTTCATCAACTGCTTCACGTGTCTCTTTATTCTCTTTTATATGACGGTCCCAAACATATGCAAGTATTGCTATAAGAAACCCTAATATATATTTTAAAGCATCTGTCATTCAACATCATTCAAATATCGTCTTAGATACTTCGTATAGGGTCCATCCACTTCCGTGTCTAGGTCTACGTTAATTCCCTTATTATTTACTTTTTCTAAGTCGTTTAAATATTTTCTCATGTATTGAGTATCTGGTCCGTCAGTTTCAGTATCTAAGTCCATGTTATTTATCCAGTAAAATCATTCTTATCCAATCTATTGATTTAGCAGTAAGATCAGAATAGATTCGAGTAATCAATATAAGTAGAAATAAGATAAATAAAGCTATCCAAAAAGTTGGATTTCGTGTCATACTAGTTATCTATAAAACCTGTAAGTCCAGCTTTATAAATTCCAGCCGCATAAAGTCCATAATAAGTATTTGTGTGCCCATTTGCATCCGCAACTTCAAGCCAAGTATACTTATGGTATCCCATAGCTGGAAACTTTGTAAGTGAGGTAGTTTGAGGTGATTGAATAGTTGCATTTCCACCTATATAAGCAAATCCACCACCAATAGCTTCAATAGCGGGCACTGTAGTGCTATCTTCACCTATAGAAGAACAACTAGCTACGCTTGAATCTCCATTTTTTGCAGTTACTTGAAGAAGCACATTTATAGTCGATTCCGCACTAATTCCCACTATAACTTCTACTTGATTTCCTGCATTTCCATTCGCTTGATGTACTGTACTACTATTGTATGTCCAACTAGCTGTTCCTTCAAAAAGTGCAAGCCTGCTATTTCTACGATTATCCACATTCCATACAAATCTTTTACCTCCTACTTGAGATATAATTCCACCTGCATCATCTATAGTTGTAGTAGTACTATTAGTATAAATAGTTCCAACTAGTCTTCTAGTTGTTGCACCACTTTTTACGTAAACTCCATCTTGAAGTACAATTCCAGTTGCCCGTGCTGTTGTAGAAGTCCAAGCTAAAAGTTCCGCTGTTGGAGTTCCAGAATTATCGTAAACGAAAACATCATAAGGAAGACTAGCAGTAAGTGTTCCTAATGCAATAGAAAATTCCGCACTAGTTCTGATATTCCACGTAGTAGAACCATCATATAATGCAATAGCTTTTCCATGATAAGGAGTAATATATAAAGTAGTTCCAGAAACACCTGAACAGTTTATTTGATTAGTAACATTTGCGGTGAGATTAACAAGATTTGTCGTTCCATCATTCGCACCAGCTACACTAGTATGATAACTAAATACAGTTGAAGCTGTAACTACATGAAGATAATAAGTCGTCCCGGCAGTCAAACCACCTACAGTCGCAGATACAGTGCAAATTGTTCCATTTGTCCAACCCGTATTAGCTGCAAAAGTAGTCGTTTCAGCAGTTGTATCTGTAGATGTTGGAGTTCCGTTACCAGGAACATAAATAGGATTTCCTGAAGATAGAGTAAGTCTAAAGTTTTGAATTTGGGCAAATGTAGCAGAATTTTCTGGAATAGCCCAAGTTCCATCCCCACGCCAAAAAGTTGTAGCTCCTGCGGAAGTTCCCGAATTAAGATTTGTTACAGGTAAATTTCCAGTTACACCATTGGCTAAACTAACTTGTGCCCAAGCTGGATTATTACTTGTTCCTGTATTTGCTAAATATCTGGTAGCATTTGTGTCTTTATTAAGTGCAGATAGAACATTAGTTGCACTTGCATATAAAGTATCACCTTGAGCTGTACTTGGAAGAGTCGCACCAGAAGTATATGCAACTGTAACCCAAGTATTTGCTGCTTTACAATATGAAAGTACACTTGTAGATGAGTTTAAATGATAAGTACCCCTAGCACATGTTCCTGGTGTTGAAGCACTAAATAAGGTAGGTTTTGGAGCTATACTTTGTCCAAAAAGTAATGCTGCCGCAAGGATAATACAAGTTGAAACTGGCAACAAATATTTTCTCATAACTTCTCCTTAACTTAATTCAACACCTTGTTGTGCTTCAACATACCAAATACCTTGATATGCTATTAGCTCAATAAAGTTTCCTACAGTTCCATCAAATGTTATAACCGAAAGGGACCCATTGATTTTATTTGCAGGTGTAGTAACAGTATGTGCATAAGCAGTAGTAGATTCAATTTTAAGAATTTTATAATCATCTGTAGTCGCCGTAGGTGCGGCAAGAGTAAGTGTAGCAGCAGAACCTTTTGTAATTACGACTACACCATTAAGAGTAGTTATTGCGCCATTAGCGGATGCAACAGCTCCAGAAGCTACACCAGCCGTACAAGGTGTTGTTGTAGCTGAAACTTGAACTATGCCAGCAGAATCTATAGTATATGAAACTACAGTTTGTGTACAATCGCAACCCATTTTAATTCCTTTCTATTCACCAGGATCAACTCCAATACTTTGCATTGACGTTGGAAGTTGTGCCATAGGTGGAAGCCTATGGCTTGTTTCTATAGCTGGAACCATCGACTTCCTAGCGGAAGTCAATAACTCATAAACTTGATTTCCGTAAGTTTCAGACATATATTCCCATTTTTTCTGCCAATAAGCTGCCGCTTTAAGATTCTGGCCTTTTCCTTCAATGCCAAAGCATTGAGACAAGACGTAGGCTTTAAGTAAACGCCTTCTCATATAATCAGGTAAGGCAAAGCCTATTCCATCTGGAACAATATAATATTCTATAATAGCTTGCGCTGCGATAGCAGCAGGTTCAAATAAGTTAGTCTGGTTAGCAGTTATATTTTCATTAGGTGTTGGAAAAAACTTAATAGCTCCTTGTCCTTGATTATTATAAATATAAAATCTTGGACTTCCAGAGGAAGTCATACCTTCAAAGTAAAATCTATTATTTCTATCTGAGAAAGGGACTACTTTTAGCCCGCGATAAGTAATTCGTCTAATATCAGATACATCATCAGGTAATGTGTAAAGTGAAGTCCCAGAAACAATATCCAGAGCAACTCTATTTACAATGCACTGATATTCTAAACAAAATAATTCTTCGGCTTGTAAAGTAAACCTATTGATTTGGGCCGCGGTCCAAACAGGCATAAAAGTCTCCGACTTTTAGATAATCGTTAATAGGTCGCGCTTCGCAGAAAGTTGAACAGCTTCTTTATACTCATCCATATTATCAATATATTTTTCCCAAAATGGAAGAGCTTTACTGAATTCCTCAGCCTGTTCCATCAGATCCGCGGTAGCGTACCACTCAAGAAGCTTTTGAAAGTCAGTAGAAATCAAAGGCGTAGCAGTATCATCAGTTATGGTAGGTGCCTCAGCGGCGTAGTAAAGATCAAATTGTGAGGAAGGAACAGTTGAATAGTAGGGAACAATAACATTCATTTTCAAGTCCACTGTACACCACCATTCAGGTGTAGCGGACCAGATTTCCCAGTCACCTCTTAACTTATCAAAGTCACGTAAAGAGAGATTATCTTTTAAGAAACGATTTGTATTATTATTAAATATAGCTATCGTTTGTATAAAGTCCTCAACCAACATGCTAAAATCATAATAAGGGCTAGTTCTAAAACTAAGTTGAGTTTTCTTAATAACATTTTTAGCTTGAAAAGCTATATCATCATAGCCATCTTGAACTGAGTCTATTAAATCTTCTACGGAATAGAAGGTTACTCCCGCATCATCTAAATTAGCTCGAATATTATTTTTGATCTCAGAGAAAGTCATTTTATTTATGAAATATCTGCTCTCTTAGAATATCTTCTCTTGTTTTTGGTAAAATAGTTTTTCTCGCTGTTAAAAATGTGTTGTAAGGTTCAGTTGGTTCTGGCCCTGATTTCACTTCGTGAAAACCATATCTAAATAGAGCGTTTACTACATCTCCAGTTACCATTGGAACTACATGATAGTCACCGGGCCAGCGTTGCATACCATAAAGCGTCCATCTAAAGAAGTCTCTTTCACCATGAAAGTTTTCAATGAAATACTTTGCACAAGTTTCAAACTCAGGATACGCCAAGCGTAATTCGCCCTCTAAAATCAAGACACGATGAAATTCGAGAAATATGCCGGGCCAATAAGGTAGTTCAATATGTTCTAAACAATGAAACATATTAATAAGTTCTACTGACTCGTTATCATAAGGTAATGGGGATTTACGTATATCAAGAACTAAGTCTGGTTTATTTTTCTCCTCTAGGTCAATATTAGTGTAACCAGGAAGATAGTTTTCTCCACTCCCAAAATTTAACTTTAGTAGTTCACTCATATTATTTTGGTGCATTTAATGCCGTCAGGCATTGATCTATCCATTCTTGCCCACGTTTAAAGTTTCGTTCTGCTATAGGAGCATAAAGGTCTTTCATAACTGCTCGATTTGCCCACTCAATAGGCTCAGGATTTAAAAGGTGTCCGCATTTAACTCCTGTATGAAATGCGACACTTGGAATAGGATCAAGTCCTTGTAATTTCAAACAAAAGTAAATGTCTTCTGTATGAAACTTTGAAGTTAAAAAGTATGGAGGTTCCAATGGCTTTAACACATCCGTGTTTATTAAACAACAAGAGAATCCAACTGCAATGCAGTCTACAACTTCTTGAAGTTTACCTTCGGTCCTACATTTTATGCAGTCCAGTTTAAATCTATCGTGACCTTCGGTACACGATTCTATTAAGGGAATATCATTATAGTTTGTTAGTCGTCGCAAGACGAGATTTTCTTCTTCTGGGTTTTCCCATCTAAAAGTCATAACATTAAAAGGATAACCGCGTATCATTACAAGCCCGGCGACTACATCTTTATTAGCTTTTAAGAGCAAATCCATCGTGTTGGATGGGATCAAGACGTCATCATCTATAAACATTAAATAATCTGATTCTGTCTGTAAAGCCATTACAGCAGATTGATTTCTTGCCATATCTATTGACATTCTATGCGGAGTAAAGAATCTAAATTCAATCTCAGGATGATTTTTTACAGTTTCCACAAAAAAGTGAATATGGTTTGAGTATACAAATGAACTAACATTTTGAAGTGTATTTACAAGTACGAAGATTCTCATAATTTCCTTAATTCGGGACCGCCGCAAATGCTTTACTTTCCACCAAGGATGGAGGAGATTAAGAAAGCACTTTTGACTTATGCGGCCCCGATCTTTAAAAGTTGAAGTTTACATACAACGAACAAAGACTTTTACTGAAGTTACAGAAGCAGTACAAGATGCATCTGTAACTAAACCACCTACAAGACTTGAAGCCTGAGTCGTCTGTGAAGCATATGTTGCCATTAGCCGTATTTGTTGGTTAACAGAAAATACAGCAGTCGCCGCACTTATACTCATTGCATGATCAGCCATAGTTGAACCAGCGGCTCCGCCAGTACCACTAACAAAACTAGCCATTGGCTGCCCTATTGAACCGGCGGCGTAACTGGCCCAAGTAGATGTAGAATCCGCTCTTGTTGTAACACGAAGTCTTGCAGTTTCAAAAAACCCAAAGACTTGTGATTCTCCATAAGCAGATGGTGCAATATCTGCTGTTGCAAAACCGAAAAAGTTTCCCAATAACGCCGTGGCTAGATTGTTTGCAGAGACCACTGCCAATCCATCATTTGTTCCATTTGCAGCAAGAAATACTGGCGCGCCAGATGGAATTGTAATCGTATCTGCACTTTTCACTACAACAGCTAGAACATCCTTCTTATTTCCAGCAACTTTAAATCTCATTTTTCCCTTTCCTTCTTAAATGATTCGTCTCTCATTTGAAGGGGAGAGGGAAGGAGAAAGACCATCTTTTTACCCGTTGAATAAAAAGTGGCCTAGCGTACCCTCTCCCCAATCCAATTCGTCTCTTGGATCTTTTACAGGGTTAAAGCTCTAGGTATCTTGCCCCAGACCCCCTGTTTTCTTCTTTGGTTGATGGTGGTTTGTCCCATCCAAGCGCAATGACCAATTCGAGCATCTTGGTTTACTGGCTTGGCAAAGGTTTTACCATTTTCATCAGTCAACATTTCAAAATCACGACCTTCAATTGGACGGATTTTGAAGAACTTGGAGTTCAGAAGATACATCGTTCCATATGTTGCAGTAGATGTAACTCCAGTATAAACGTCAGGAACTTTGTCATCCAAAACAACTAAAGATTTACCATCTCCAAAAGGTAGACGAATATTGGTGAAGGGAAAATTCTGATCTGAAGAAGTTTGACGATATTTGTCCCACAAGGCCAAAGAACATAATTCAAATGTAATTTGGTCACAAAGACAAATATCTGGTGGACCTCCTGTTCCTAAAGAACAAGTATTGAAAATATTCATCCATTCAGCCATGAACGCGGCCCCATTGCTAGAACTAGTAATGGAAGCTGTCTTGGTACGATTTCTCCACCAAGTATAGGTATTCTGGGCGATATTTCCAATAGAAGTAGCTGTTGTAGGGTCAAATTTGACCAACAAAGGAAGAGGATTTACTGAAGATGAACCATTTATGGCATTCACCTTTGCCGTTTCAAGCGCGCCGTTTCCTGATCCCTGCATGAAATGGGTGGCCCATCCTTCTTGAATACCCATGTTCATTTGAGTCATCTTGGTCTTCACAAGATCAGTAATCCGTCTCCTATTTTGAATGATTTCCTTCATTGAATAGGAAACGGGCGTAGCTAATTGACACCATTGAAATTGGGCTTCCGTGATTCCATCTGTGGTTGCCGTAGAAAGTTCATCATATCCATCGTAACTTTCCATAGGTGAAAGAGCATACATAAGTTGTTCTTGAATGTATGTTCCACCGTCTGTACTTTCATACATATCACTTGCAAGAAGTTTATGCAGGAAAGCATTGGCCGCGCCGATATTATCAATCATGGAATCGCGATAGTTAGAAAGACTTTGTGTGAAAAGAGAATCAAAATAGATTGCAATATTTGAAGGAGCTGCCGTATCACCAAAAGTGATCGTGGCGATTAAAATTCCATGAGACCAAGAACCATGCAATATTAGATAGAGAGAATATAGTTGAAGGGCTGAAAAGGTGAAGAATCGAAGTAGGCCAAACGCCGCTTCTTTTCTCGTCATCTTTCTTTCCTCTATGTTTTTCCTGCAAATTGACTTTCGATCTGCTCTGCGGCTAAATCAATTGCATCTTTCATGGTCTTGACTTGAGTGGTTTTCAAGCCTTCCTTGTGCGTGAGATTTTTCTTTGCAGCAAGTTGCTGTAAAGGATCAACTTGCTTCGCAGGCTTCTTTTCAGATGATTTTTGTTGTGGAGTCCCCTTTTTCGTTATAGAAACCCCAAGATTTTCTGCGGCTAAAGCCAAACAGACTTTGAAATACTTATCTGGAACCATTTCGCCAGGAATGACTTCTTTTCTTTGCTGAATAGCTGTAACTTCTTTAAGGACAGCTTCAGTTACTCCATCATAGCTAGCTACGACCGTTTCAAATGTAGTAAGAAGTTCTTTTTGAAGTCTTTCTTGTTTTTCTTGGGCCACAGTTTCTTTAAGTTCTTTTGTGCCACGTTCAATACCTTCTTTTATAACTTCTTCTAATGTGGCTCCAAGATCATCAGAAAGAAATGGAATTTTCGTGCCAAGACGTTCTTTTACTATATCTTTAATAGACTTAATGATCTCTTTCTTTTCTTCTTTAGGAACCTCTTTTATCTCAGCTAACTTAAAGCCCGCAGTCTTGGCAAGAATATCAAGAGCCTGCAATGCAGTCTTAGGATCATTTAAAAGTTTATATAATTGTTTGGCTTGATCAAGGGCTTCTGCATTAAGCTCTTCCTCTTCTTTTTCCTCTTCTTTATTTTCGTCTTCTTTCTCTTCTTTGTCGTCTTCTTTTTCTGGGTCTTCTGTTAGACCTTGTTCTTTGGCAATCCGCGCCGCTATCTCCTCGAAGGTTTCTTTCTTTTCTTCTTTTTTCTCTTCTTGTTTCTCTTCTTTTTGTTCCTTATTTTCTTCTTGTTTAGAATCAAAATAAGGGCCAACCCCATGTAAAGTATAGATTCTATTCATTAACGTCTCCTTTACTTTTTAGCGTAAGCCATAGCAGCGTTACCTGCTACTTTGTGTTTGAAATATTCAACTTGTTGAAGTCTCTTCTTAGCTGCACCTTTACTTAAACCTTTTTTAGAAAGGTTTTTTCCGCCTTCAGATTTCACTTGATAACCACCATTACTTTTAACTATCATATTTACCCCTGATTCATTAACTGACTTTGAATTTCGTCTACCGAGTTTGGTTGTCCTTGCTGTGCAATTCCTTTAGCCATATTTCCAGAATTTACACCAGCGCCGTTTCCATTACCATTCATTGCTGCCATAGGTAAAGATTGACCAGCGGCACTGGCTTTTTCGGCCATCTGTAATAGGGCCATTTGCTGCATTTGTCTAATCACTTTTTCATTTCTATAATTTACTCTATAAGCAGTTTCTCTTATAAGTGTTGGTGATAATGCTACCATAGGGAATTGAGTTACAAGAGCTAGGAATTTCGTAAATGCAACTTCCTGAGCTTGCATTTGATCTGGAGAAGCATTATTGATACTTAGTTTAACATCAAAATCATATCCATCTGCAATATCTTGATTTTTGATATATCTAAAGACAGGAACATTTTGTTGAATTTCTTCAAGAATATCATTATTTTCCGCCGGGTCTGCTGTCATCTTTATCCACATTCCCTGACTCAAGTTTTCACCAGCTTGAAGTAATATTTCACGTCCAATCTCGCACATGAAAATACTAAAGTCTACCTGCTCCGCATTCTCAACTATAATTTCATCTGATGCTTGTTTTTTAGTTGCAGTTGCAGTCTGACGATCACTTGGACGACCTCTTGCAATAGCATTTCCAGTTACAATATTCCAATCATCTTTTGATGCTATAAGTCCTTCTGCAATGGTTGGTCCAATTTCAGGATTCTGAATACTTCGTATCGCAGGTCCGCCATCAGGCGGTCTCTTTTTAACTTGAATTAAAGTTCCGTCTTCATCTAATGTAAATTTGTCTACTTCATCAGGATCTAAAGAACCTTTATCATATTCAAACTTTCTATTAAATCTACGACGATAACGTCGCATTTGTTCTCTGGATTCATTTATTTCATCTTGAGAACTCAACCAATGCCACACAGGTGGCACAGGATACCAACCTTCTAAAACTTCATCAACCCTGTGGGTTTTAAAAGGGATACGCTCCATTGGCTTTTCAAATAGAGTTTCAAAGTTTCCGTCTAAAAGAAGGAGTCGTTTATCTTCGATATTATCTGCTATATGCCAGACTTTACAAAGAGTTCCCTTACGCGCCGCATCTAAGACTTCTTTTGAGATTGAAGCTTTATCAGCAGCATTTCCTTCAACAGTGTTAAAGTAAGCGGTAGGATCAGCAAAGTCCACAGAATAATATTGCTGTGCATATGTTTTAGGGAAATCTATTCCTTTGGTGTTTTGTAATGTTTCCTGTGGAATCCATTCATAATAGCCGCACCAGTTACAGTTTCTCAATTCCACATCATCAGACATGGAAACGCGAAAACGGCGCGCTGGAATCCATTTAGCATAAATTCGTTCACCTTCGGTGATTTGCTCATTCTTTTCTGCATCTTTTTCATCCCATAAAGGATTCATTATATTTGCTGAATATCCAACTTCAACTACAGCAAACCTGAAGAAAGCGTCTAATGCGGCTTTTTTTGTTGTACGAACAAAGCCAAAATTGGGATTTTGAACTATTGTATTTAAAGCATCTTGTTTTGTAGACGCGCTTCTTATAGCAAAATCTTGATTCCAGTCCATCATTCCTGGTCTTGGGTCAATAGCATATTCAGGATAAGTGTAGATTATATTAGCTATTTTACGTCTAATCGTAGCGTAAACCATATTTAAAGTATATGGCCTGCGACCAGTGATTAAATCTATTCGCCCACGGTGTTGCTTTCCCTTATAATATTGTTCTAGCTCATTACATTTATATTCATTAGACCAAGTTTCATAATAACGCTGGGCATTTCTTATGCGAAGGGACCAGGGACTTTCTTTGGCTAGACTATAAGAATTACTTCGTGTTCTAGCCATGTAACTCTCCCATATATTGTTTGCGCATTTTCCATATTCTATTAAATGTAGCGAAACTGTTTCTAGGCGCTTTCTTAGTTGGTTCTACAAAGCCCGCGCCATGCGCGGCTACATAGTATCTTAAAGTATCATAACCATGATCAGCTACACCTTCGGCTCTGTCGTCAGAATAATACTTTTTGCCGTTTATTTCACCAAGAAGAGCTTTACGTTGCTTTTGAGTTTCAAGCAGGATATTATGAACACCGTGGGGCCAAATCTGAGTATCAGAAAGAATAAAGTAAAGGCCAGGCGCAGGAGAAACTCCCGTTATGGGATGAATGAACTTTGAAGATGGTCTTAAAAGTTCACTTATTCTATTTCGCGTTGCCATTTCATTGTTATCTGCTCTACTCCAATAAAATGGCGGAGAAGTTATAGCTTCAGTATCAGAATATTCTTGGGCTACAGTCCATCTTTCTCCCCCTTTTTGAGGAGACATTTTAAAGATGGAAGGATCGGCATAATCAAGAAAGTTTTCTAGATTCTGCGAACCTGCGAGTTCAATTGAAATATCATGAATATTTTGGCGATGATATGAAATGATTTCATTTGGAAGATAGTATTCACCGAACATTATATGAATTCCATTCAACGCCGCACCAAATCCGACTGCTGTTGGAGCGGAATCGCCATGATCTAAAGTCCGGTATAAACCGGCCTTGGTACGAATCTTCTTTATAAGTTCTTCAAAAATAATACGATTTAAGTCACTTGGCTTTATCACGGAGTCCGGTAGGACGGAGTGTATCATAGCACCAGAACGGACTTTCTTTCCGTAATAATATTTATCAACCCATTCTTTATCGCGATTTAATATCTTAGCAATAGTTTTAGGGTCGTTCATGTCGTCATCTGTTTTACGGACGACATTAAAACAAGTCGGCAACCTTTCTATGGAATCGTCATCAAAGAAACGAGTGGTCCAATGGAAGTCATCATCTGAAGGATTGTCGAGAATATCTACATAGTTATGAGATAAATAGTTTCCCCATTTTGGATGTTTGGGCCACGGCGTCCCTGCCGCTAAAGCGGCGTCGATTAGATATTGTGGAATGGTTACTTTATCCCAACGACCAACGCGAGCATCCATTAATAAGTAGATAGATTCTTCAACTTCTTCAGCCTGATCTATTATAAGTGCATTTATTTCAAACCCTTTGGCTGTCGCTTCATCCATATTATCAAGATGAAGCCAAAAGGCAATCGAACCGTTAATAAAGATTGTAATACCGAATTGTTCATCATGACGCAGAATAAAATCAGCTGGACAGACTTTAAAAAACGTCTGCATAGTTGAAGATCTAAGATTCTTGTAGACTTGTCTACAAAATGCGACTCTGTAACCAGGAAACAACATTAAATGCGTAAGAGCACGTTGGCACGCGGAATAGGTTTTTCCATTACCAAATCCTCCGCCAAATCTATTATCGCGGGCGCGAGAGAAGTAATGAATTTCTTGTTCTGGATTTCTAAATGTAATATCTAGATTCATTTAGTCTCTTTTGAGCATTTTAATAATGGAAGGATCAAAAACTACTAAATTTCTACTGCCCTCTCCAACTTTACGAGAAAAGGCATCAAAGTATTTAATACCAGGAATTCCTATTGAGTTAAGATACTCTGATGCCATTGCCTTATTTGCTATATTTCCTGCTTTCGGCGTCCCTCCAGTCGAAATAAGCCGGTATAAACCTTCACCAGTCACTACTTTTTTAAAATCAGGGTTATATTTTTCATATTCAGCTAAAATACCAGATTTGTCAATAGCTTTTAATACCTCTGGATTTTGTTTTATTAAAGGTTTATCCCAATCTATCATTTTAGCTACATGCTCATCTGGAATATCTACTGTATAAGTAGCACCTGGCTTATTAGCTTTCCATCCTTGACTAGTTAAAACTTCTTCTATATTTTGACTTTTTGGTGTTGTAGAATGGACCCTAAGTGGACCTTCTTTTCCTGTCTTTGGATTTATATCTCTAACAGAGACACTCCATTGCCAAGGTTGTTCTGGTGTTTCATGAAATGCTACTACTCTATCTTGGCCATTATAACTTTTAATAACATTTCCTGGTTTAAAATACTCCCTTAAAAGTTCTAAATTATCAACATTAGGATCTAGAGTTTTTCCTTCTTTAGTAAAATTAAGAGCGCCAGATCCACCAGTTAAATTTCGTCTATAGTTTTCTGCTATTTTTGGATTTTCAGCAAAATATAGTCCATGACCAAATGCTTGTGCGCCTTCACCACTTCCAATAAATTCAGGATTAAAGTTTTCAAATATAGCAGGAGAACCATGATAAGCTATCCCCGCGGGCGCAGGAATTATGTTCTTGTAGGCTTGGCCGGCTTGATTGTTTGCTTGGACTTGTTCTGGTGAACTTCCAACCATACTCAGATATGCTCTGGTAAGAATATCTTTTCCTTGAGAAATGGCTTGCTGAAATGATGTGGTTGGTTCTTTTGGAAATCTGCCCGCAGGATAATTTTGAAGATCCGGCGAACCTGGCGGCTGTATAAAATTACTGATAATAGTTTTCTTTATATCTTCAGGCATTTAGATACTCGCTGAGAGTAACCAACAAAACAATCCGGCGGCGATTGCGTTAATTTTACCTGTATTAACTCCTATTGATGCAAGAAAGAATAAAACTAGGGCAAGAAGTCTAAGGAAAATAGTTAAATTAACCATTTTAGCCTTTTTCTTTAGTTTTTCGTGCACGACAAAGCGGACAAAACTTCGCAGTTTTCCAATAGGAATAAGGTCTAAAATTACATTTACAACGTTCACAATACACTTTTTGGGCTTTTTCTATAACTTCTTGATTAGCCGACATCTAAGAACGTCCTATCTATCTTGATGGTTAAATTAAATCTCTTTCCTACTTCAATATGTCCACGGGCTTCAAGATCGAAATAGATTTTTTCTCCTTTATTAAAAAACTCAAAAGTTTGTCTCATTAGTTCAAGTTGTTGATGTAAAAATGATTTGACTTGCATGTATTGTTGGATTTGATATGGGTTACTTTCATCACCATTTGCATCTTTGATGTTTGAGCTCTCAAGTTTTTTTAGAATTCCAGCTAGATTTCCAGTAGAGTAAATCATCCAGCTCATTACACAAGTCCTTTGTTCATCAGTCTTTGGTTCAATTATCCAATCACAACCCAAAGCAGAATCAGGCATCTTAAACCTTTGGTTTATTAGGAATTAAATAAACAAGAATTGGAGTAAGTATAACGAAAATAGAATTTAATGTTTGTTCACTTACATTTATATGTTTACCTGTATATTGATTAACTATAAAAACTCCAGCCATAATCAATGCTACAAGTGCTTTGTCGATTGAAGTAAACATCATTGGCCTCTGGCCCTCCCTGGCCGTTGTTTCAGATCCCAGAATTTTTGGTTAAATTGTTAATGTTTATGCCACGTTGTGGCATTTAGAATGTCAACGATTCCATCTATTGTTTTAGATAAACCATCATGAAGAAGACCATCGTTGTTTGAAGGACCAATCGAGACTGCGGCTACAGTTTTAGCTTCTTCCATGACTGCTTTTTTCTTTTGTTCGCCAGTCATATCTTTGTTTTCAATTAAAGCTATCGCCGTGGGCAAGAATTGAAGTAGACTCAAAACTCGTAGAATGTTCATTTTAGTTATCTGTTAAATGAAGCAGAACGTTTTGTGGTAAGGATTCATCCATGTCTAAATGTACATGATGTGGAGCGGTTTCTATTCGCTTAAATCCAAGCTTGATTGCTCCTTCAATTAGAAGAAAACGTAATTGACTATCAAGACATCTTATATCAGCAGCTAGACCTCTTAGATGGGCAGAATCGGGAACCGTCGCTGATTTATAATAGATTTGTTTATGGTGACTTAAAGTTCTGTAACCAGAGGTAATAAAGAAAGGACGTTTCGTTATTTCACGTAACTGTTCGAGTTTTGCTACAAATTCTAGATTCATTTCAGTTTCACCCGAACCTGGAAGATCAGGAGAATCAAATTCTTCCGCCTTAAAGTACTTAAAATCTTTCCAAGAAAGAGAAAGCATAACTTTTAACTAATCTCTCTAAAAAATTCATTTATACTAAATTCGTACATCTTGTCTCGATCTTCACAATCAACTTCGATGCCTTCGGGATTATTATGGCAATGGTAGAACAAGACTTTCAAACCATCTGGTGAAACTACATGATAATAGAAATTTAAGCATTTCGTACATTGTAAAGCAGGAAGTTCAAGGAATCGCACATTAAAGTTTCTTATAATTGCTGCTACGCAGTCATATTTCTTTATAGAATGTTGTAATGGGAACTTCGGTAATTTTTCCTTCATTTTCACATTTCTTTTCGTGATAAGGTCGCCAAGGAATAGGATGAGTTATTTTAACTTTACTTCCTTCAGTTACTAGCCAAACTAAAGTTCCAAGACAAGTTGGACATTGAAGGTTAGGAATAGCAATAACTTTCATAGAAGAAATTAACCTAATATTGATCGAAGTTTAAGTTATCTTCGCGGTATTTCTCTTGAATGTCAAGGTCCACAACGAAGGGATAACAACCGCAGAAACGATAATCCATCTTAGTACAGTGAGCTTGACTTCGTTTTATTGCATCAGGAAGTTCTCCCTTAAACATAAAAACTTTCATCATCGGTTTACGATTTCCTGCTCTAAAATGTAATTCATAGAATCGAATTCCGGGAACAAAAGGAGCTACTCCTGTTCCATTCCGTCTAGCGGCGATTTTCTCTTTGTCTTCTTCAGATATGACTGGAGTTTCAAGTGTAGATGGAGGTTTAGTTGACATAAATTTCCTTTAAAGTATTTTTAGACATCCATGTCCCAGTTTCCAGTTACAACAGTAGCTTCCCATTCTGTCGCGGCTGTAGGTGTACCACCAACTAAGAAAGAGGCTGCAATACCTCTTAAAGTAATAAATGATCCCACAGTAGTAGATTCAATGTATCCGCCTGATGCACCACGGCCAGTTGGAGCTATTCTTATGCAATCAGTTCCATTTGCAGTTATTTTCGTTCCATTATAATCATTTACAAAAAAGGAATAAACTAAGCCAATAGCTGCCGCTGGTAAAAGGAACTCAAGAAGAGCGCCAGAGTTATTATAAAATACTTGACTACTTTGTGCTGTTGATAAAGTGTATGGAGTAGTAGTAATTCCAGTTGGAGTTTGTGTTCCTGTTGATAGACCTTCTGGTGTTGTGGCTTTCGCATAGCCCGCGGCGTCGTCAAAGTAAGGGACCAAATCTGTTAAGTCAGGAGTCCCTCTTTCAAGTTTATCTACTTTATCAAGATTTAACCTAAAATTGGTTATTGATTTTGGCGCCCTTGCGGTCATAATGGCTCCTTTAATAAGAGTTCTTCTCTTTTCTGATTTTCCCAAGAATGAAGAAATGTAATTAAATCGTGTACTTCTTTAAGTTCTAAATGAACTCTCATGTCTTTTGTATAATCAGTTATTTCTATTTCGAGAGTTCCTTGTTGACAAGTTGGCTTGCAACATTCACGCAATTTCAACTTTCCTAGAACAAACATAATTTCAGTATCATCACCCATTATTGTATTAAATCTCCATTCTGGTCATAATTAGACGACTTGCCAGAGAAATATTTCTTACTGGGATAGGGAAATCTTTTTCTGTTCAGGACAAAAATTTTATTGGTGGGACAATTTGGAACAAAGAAGACTGGGATTTGGCCGTACTTACACTCTACTTTGGTTTGGTGATATTCTGGACCGCGGGCTACAACAAAGAATTCAGAAAATCTGGTATTATAGTTTGGACCTAGCCTTTTATCAAGGATTTCGTCCAATTGCCATCTGTCGATGGGTAATTTGAAGCCGTCGATAAAAAGGGCCAAGATTGCCAGTAAACAAAGCTAAATATCAAGCTCTGTTAAATTCCCAACTTCAGCATCGGGAAAGGTTATTTAAATTATGGTGTAGGTAAAACTAAATTAAGTAATGTTTTTTGTTCTCCGCCAGCACTAACTATATTTATGTTTACAACTGGTGATTTAGGAGATTTATCATCTTTAAAGATTCCATGAACACGTAAAGCGAGTTCGGCAGCTTTTAATTGGAATTGAGGGTTAGTAGAATCAGCCATAGCTGAAGCTATTGTAATGGCGGCCTCTTCGATTCCCGCCCCGGCGCTTTCGAAAATTTCATTGATTTTTGGTAGGATTTCCTGCTGCGCAGGGACTTCTTTATTAGGAGGACTTCCTTTCAAGCCTAGCGAAGCTAAGGCCCGGTCTATTTCGTGTTGCTTCGCATCAAACGTGGTTGACATTTCAAGCCTACTTAGAAAGTGTTCCTTCGACGCCGCGTGCTAAACGCTTTTTAGTTCTTTCTTGCAATTGAAGTAGTGCAGATTCACAACAAATAAGAGCATCTGCGTTTTCTTGACAGGCGTAAGGACCAGATTGGAAACTTCTTAATCTATCAATTACAATTGCGAGTAATGCTTCTTGGGTAATTCCGTTTACGCTGGCTTCTTTGATGGGGTCATTTTGGAAAAGAATTAATAAATATGGGAAATTCGCAGAATCTAAATCAGAACTTTTAGCAGAAGGATTAGTTTTTGTATCGAAACCGGTTATTTCGTATCTGTGATTTGCTCCACCGGCGCCGGGTTCATCTGTAACTTGAATTTCAAGTTGATGATTTGAAGAGTCTCCAGGTACAATGTGGTCAGTTAAAGTTCTCATATTAAGTTTCTTCTATTGCCGCAGGCAATTCTTTGTTTAAGTCAAATTTCGCCAGTGGAGAACCTTTGAGTTTCGCTATGGCTTTCTCGTATTCTGATTTTTCTTCTTTTTCTGGTTGAATTTCGTTTTCCATTTTAATTACACTTTTGGCTAACGGGCGAACCGGCCAGGTCCAAGCTTACGCTTGAGCGAAGCCCAAGTCAATAGGCTATTTTTGGGGCCTAGCTGCCTCATAGCGCGTCTTTTAGCTCGCGGTCGCCTATTTACGCCTCCGGCGTGTTAGGTTTCCGAGCACGCTCTAGAAATTTTAGTCAAATTCTTTGTTTTTAAAGTTTTACATTTTATGAGTTTTACATTTTATGTATTAGGTGAGCCTTCGGCCGAAATTCAAATAAAAAATCAAGTCAAGCTGGAGGGGTATCCCACCAGAAAAAGAAAAAGCCGAACCTACTAGAGATCCGGCTTGCGTTTCGAGTTATTAAGTTAAGGATGAAGCCAAGGGGCCGGAGCCCCTTTTGTTACTCTTGTTCGTTTTCCTTTGCCTCGCGCACTTTGTTCATAAGCGCCGCTTTCATATCTTCGTCGCCTTTGATTTTCTTGATAATCTCGGCCATGCGGAGCGACTTTGTTTCCGAGTCGTTCTTGCCGGTGATCGCTTCGATACGTGGAACAGCAAAGTACGGTTCGACAAACTTATTTAGAACTGCTTCCGGAATTGCGTCGGCGCCGGTTGCCGCTTCGGTTTTCTCTGTAATCAACTTAGCTTTGGCGGCGTTGTTCAACGCGAGCACAATTTCATCCGGCGTTAGTCCTAATCCACTAACAGCCCCTTGCAAATCTGTCGCCGGTTTAATCTCGCCGGAAACTGATGCCTCTTGCAAATCAAAGTTACCGTCAAAATACTTTACGGTGCGATTGAACTTTGCGGACCATTGACGACCACGACCAGGACCAGCAGTAGCAGACGGTTGAACTGTAGACATGTGAAATCTCCCAATTGAAATTTGACGATCATTATTAGATTGGCACGCGGAAACCATTCCCACGAACCAGAGCAACATCATTTGTAATACGATCATCATGGTTAACATCTTTTCATAACCCGCAAGGGGTTGTCAACAACTATTTTCAAAAAATCTTATTGTCAATTGGCTCGGACGTAATGCGAGCCAGCGTAATCTTACCTTGAAAACCTTCTTGCTGTCCGGCTTTCCAGCAAAGAGTCCCGAAGTAATCGCGAGCATCAAATTCCTCTTCGAACATTGCGATAACTCGATCACCAAGTGAAATCTTGAAATTCATATTTGACCCTCACTTTTGAGTTTGAAAGAATTCAGGACGGCCTCTTTGACCAAAAGTTCATAGGCCAGTTCGCCAAGGTGCGGAAACAATCGCGTCAACACCTCATGATCCTGGGCTTTCATGTTCCGGCCGGAAATCTCAAGCGTCACGATTCCGTTTTCCTCTCGGATAACCCCCGCCTTCAATTGAATGTGATGAAAAACCCTATCTTCCATTCCCTCTTCCTCTGCTCGCATCTTTAAACTCATATTCAATCTCCTATACTAGAATTTTACGATCCGGACCAAATATATTGCCTAACGGCGCCGCCTGTCAAGAGATTTTCAAAAATTCTTTGTTTTTTCTTTTGTTGAAAAAACGACTTTTTTCCCTGATTTCCCATATATGTTTTCTCTGTAAATCCGAATCAAGAAAATCAAAAGGGAAATTCATTTTTGAATTATTTCTTTCTTAGTAAATC